TAATACTTGCCCTGCTTATGCAAAATATGGCAAGATTGATACAACTTTTGGTCTTTACGAGAAGCAACGCCAATACGTGTGAGAGTTTCTTTTATCTTTAAGAAATCTTCTTCTTCGGCTATTTTCACTTCAACGAGCGAATCGACTATATTCATTCTAACCACCTTTTTCTAATTTTTCTTTGATCATATTAAGTTGTGATTTAGAAAGAATAGATAGAGCTTCTTTGGCTCTTTGGTGGTTGTAACCGTAATACTCTTGAACCAATTCTAGATCTTTATCTTCTTTCCGTTTGCCCCACTTAGCATATCGCTTCGCGGCACGTACACTATTTATTAGATAGTCGAATTGAAGTTTTTTATCTAGATGTGGGTTGATATTCATCTCATTGGCATGCAGAAGGCAATCCACAAAGTAAGATAGCCCTCTGTTAGTCATAAATGGACTATATGCTTTCTCTGTTGCCTCGTCTACGATCATCTGCTTCTTGTTTTGTGTAATGGCATTGGTATAATCGAATGGGGTCATTTGAACTCACACTCGATCATAATCTCTGCCAAACAAGCAGCCAGATTCACTTCATGATCTGCAGCAAATGCGGCTTGATACTGATACTTTGCGATAGTTAGAACTAACGCTGGAATATAAGCTGTAGTGAAGTATTCAGCGCAAATATCATAGAGCTTACGAAAAACATCATCTGTATTTTCGCTTGTTTCTGCAACCCACTTACGAACAGCTGTGAAGTTCTTATCCTTGATCAAAACAAGAAGCTCTTTCAAAGACGTTTCTTGAATGTTAGATAAAATACCGCTGTCAATTTTACCTGTAGCTGAATAACGCTGCAGTTCGTTTAGGACACGTCGCCAATCTGGGAAGTGTTTCTTGATTACTTCAGCTACGACTGCTTTGTCATATTCTACATTCTCAGTTGAAAGAATTGATTGAACACGCTTGAAGAACTCACCAGCAAGCTTGCTCATATCTTTCTTGCTGATCTTAAAATCTACAACCGAACAACGCGAATGGAGTGGTTCGATAATCCTATTCTTAAAGTTACAGGTGAGAATGAACCCGCAATTAGCGCTAAATTCTTCCATAAAATTTCTAAGAGCTGGTTGTGTTGAGTTTGCGTTAAGATAATCCGCCTCATCGAGAATAACATACTTTCGACCACCAGCCAAAGAGACAGTGGAGGCGAAGCCGAGAATTTCATTACGAAGGGTATCGATATTACCATTCATACTTCCGTTAATTACGATATAGTCACACTCGAGTTGTTCTAGCATAGCGCGAGCTACTGTTGTTTTACCAACACCAGCTGTACCAGATAAAATAAGATTAGGAATGTTTTGCTGATCAACAAACTGTTGAAAAGTTGTTTTCAGATCAGATGGTAAAATTGTATCATTAATCGTTTTAGGGCGATATTTTTCAACCCAAAGAAATTCTTGCATTCACATACTCCATAATAAAAAATGGGGGAAGCATTATTATACCTCCCCCAAGTTAAATGTCAACTAAAAGTTGACGAGGTTTCAACTGCTACCCAATACTCAATATCTGCGCCAATAAAATGAGACATAAGTTTTGAAGAAATTTCTACACGATAGTCTCCGCTGATAAGCTTTAACAAATTCTCAACAACAAAATGTACTGAGAAAACCTTATCAGTTGGACCGAGTGGCGCTTCATTTAAACAACCATTCGGTACAGAAGGATTGAAGGCTTTTAGATATGCATTTTGACCATCACCAACCAATGCGATGATAGTGCAGTTAAATGCGCCAGCTGCTCTAATTACTGAGCGAAGATCATCTTCAGTAACATTGACTACAACATCAACAGATGGCATAATATCCCAATTCTTGTCCTCAATTTTAGGAGGAATTGTTTTTATAGAGCTTTCAACTGCATAAGGAATAGTGCTCGATCTTTTTGTCTTTTCATCAGTTATAACAAGAGAACTGTCGTTAAAAGTAAGAACTGGTGTCTCAGCAAGAGAAATACCAGCAAGTAATTTATGCAACTCATAAACCGCAAATCGACGATCAAAGCTGTTAGAAACTTTTGCGCGAGATAAGATTGTATTAGTTGGTGAAATTGTTGCTAGAACATTTCCTTCCTTAAACAGAATAGAAGGATTAATCTGAGAATAGTTCTTAAGAACATTCAATGTTTTTTCTTCAAGTTTCATAGTATACTCCATACTTTAGTTAAATTCAACTCACTTCTTCTTTTTACCACCAAGTGCACTTGGATCAGCAGTAGCTGCTGCACCAATTGTCGCAAGATCTGCCAGAGATCCACCAAAGATATAACTACCAACATGCTGAAGTTTCATCCATGGGCAGAACCAAGTACGAATGTTTGCTTGTTGTGCTTTCTGACAGAACCAATAATCTTCTGACAAATAGCGTTCTGACTTAGGATCAACTTCTGCTTGGAAGTACATCATAATTTTACGGCTACCATCAAAGTGTTCAGTACGTACATGGTCAGGCTTGTAAAGATATTCAGGATATGCATCGTTAAACTTAGTGAATGCATCCTTAGTAATCATCATAAAGCCAGTACCAATTTCAAGAACTTCAACTGGTTCATCGATACGAATCGACTGCTGACCACCTTTAGGATTAAACACATAGTCGCCAACGAACTTCTCAAGCACGTTTGGATCTTCGTCAGCAATACCCTTATCAACTGCCAGCTTAATCTTTTCCCAGCTGATGCACTTCTTAGGATATGGACCACCAATGATCTCATACTTTTCTGGTTCTTGAACTTGAAGAGCCATGAGAGCAATAACATCTTGTGGATTGAAGCCGATGTCCGAATCAATGAACATCATATGTTTCATATTAGAACGATAGAATTCATCGCAGCAATAATTGCGTGCACGTGTAATCAAAGACTCATTAAACAAAAAGTAAAACTGTAAAGGAATACCATGCTGAGTACAAATAGCAGACAAGTCGGCGCAAGATTTAGCAAACATACCAGCACACTGTCCACCATACATTGGAGTTGCTACGAATAAACCATCCGCCCGCAATCTTTCTACGTCAATTTTTATTTCCATTCTTTAATCACCTTTCTTGTAATGATCTACGTACAAACACATTAAAACGTAATGAATTGTTTTCATTAAGTCAGCTTTATTACTACCACCCTTTTTACCATATCGCCAAATATATTTGAGAGCTGTGTTACGGAAGGTAGGCATCGAGTCACCGAGAGCAATCCACGCATCGAAACATTCTATCTTATTATCATCGGTCTTATAGTGCTGAGAGTATGTCTGATCTATATAGGCTTTGAAGTCAGTAATAATCTGCCCCTCAGCATATTTATAGTCAATTTTTTGATTTTTATCAACATAATAATCTTCAGGCATCGGCATAATAATCTCCTAAAAAAATGCTTCTAAATTATTTCCCATAACACGTGTATCTTTTAAACGCAACTCAGCCATACCAGTTGTTTCACGAATATACATTGTGCAGAGATCAGGATACATTTCTGCAATTTTCTTGATAGATTCATGAACATATTCTTTGGTGCGAATTGTTTGAAGTCCACCATCTTCTTTATAATAATTTGACTTTACAGTATAATTATCTAAACGAACGACAGCACCATTTTTAATATATTGGCGAATAGAATACTCATAATCTTCTCCGTGGTTTGTAATACGAACAAGATCATCACTGTGTTCTACAATCACACCAAACATTGAAGCAATAATATAACAAAGTTTGGTGTAGATTCTTTCTTTCATAAAGTATGCGTTAGAAGCAGCGTAGATACCAAATGTTTTCGCTCCAACTTTTTCGCATTCTTCAAACCCTTTTAGTATAACCTCTTGTTCTAAATTGTCAACCCTTCCAAGCTTTTGTTCAGAGATTTTTTTCTGCGCTTCTTCAATGTCATCATCAAACATCATAAGATATGTGCCTTCAGGATAAAACTTTTCAATGAAATTACGCTGTGCTCCAATAGTTGGAACGCCAATCACAATACGCTTGATAGGTGTTGTAGCCAGTGACTTTGAATAAGCATCATACTCTTCTTCATTGGCTACAAAAACAGTGATCTTATCAGGGTCAATGTTATAACTCTCAAGAACTTTCAGAGTTTTCTTTTTAATAGTTTCAGGTCGTTTATAGGAAGGAATAGCAATTTCATAATCAATCATTAAAACAAACCCTCAAGAGATGCTGCTTTTTTCTTAGCATATGGATCTTGCATATTATACTTTTTCATATAGTCATACCACTCTTTTTCTTCCCACATATCTGGGTTAACACCATTCCACAATTGGCGATAGTACTTATGATCTTTATTTTGACGGCGCTCTTCGATATATTGCTTACGAAGTTTTTCGTAATCCCAAGATTTAAGATCAATCATCTTTTCGCGAAAGTAAGCAACAATTGTCATACGATCATTGTCATCACCAACAAGTGCATCATTGCCATGAATACCGCCATGGTTATTAACAAGCAACATGTCGCCTGATTCTAATTTAACAGCAATGCGGAACTCTGGGAGAATAAACTCGCCACCTTGCCATCCTTTACCCAATGCGCAGATGTTAGAGAAACCTTGGTGTAAGTCACCAGCATCTCGGTGACAAGCTGTACGCCAGTTATGATTGACAGTAAGAGTAGTGAATACTGTTTCATCAATCAAAAACTTTGGATCAAGCTTATCCGCTTCGCGCCGTTGATTACCCCATCGAACTGGTAACAATTCTTTAAACTGCGAATTGAGCTTACGCAAGAAAGGATATGACTTAGCAAAAGCTTCTGGATTTTTCTCAGTGTAGGAAGTTTCACGACCAAAAGGAATACGTGGATAACGATCAAAATATCCAGCAATACCAGACATAACAGACTGTGCGTAGTTTGTATCAGAGATATATTTGTCAATGATATGTTTTGCTTCAGCCTGTTGTTCTTCGCGTGACATGTTATGAATACCAGCAAGCCACTTATCAAACCAGCCATGATATTCAGGATACTTCTTAGTTACTTCTGATCGCAGCCAAACCTGACCACGTGTTTCATCTTTTTCTTTGAACTCTTTATGATTTTCGCGAATATCTTCAACAGTTAAACCATCATCAAAAACATTTAAAGGACGAGCAATAAATGATAGAATTTCTAATTGTTCAGCAGTAACCCAATCGCGATTACCTCGACCTTCCTGTCCGAGTTGTTCACCACGTGGACCAGCAGCTAAACCACGATTTTGAGATTCAGTAGCAGCTGCGCGCAACCCTTCATAACAAAGGCGACGCTCTTCATGAGTAAAAATATTTTTACGATATTTGAAAATAATGTTTTCTTCATCCATTTTAGTTGGATCAAGAGGATCTTGTGCATACAAGTCACAATCTTCTGTAATAATCTCATCAGCATAATCAGCACAAGTAATAAATGTACCAAGAGTATTTTCTGAATCGATCTTTTGTTTTATCAAAACCTTTACCATATACACCTCCAATGTTCGTGTCTAGTTATATATACGAACAACATAACGAAATAGATCACAATCTAAAATTTCTTTCCACCTGTTGCTTCTCGGTTACTCTTTTGATGGTCAGCACGAGCAGCATTATACTCATGCTTTGCTGCTATTGCACCTGCCACGTCCAAATTAAGAGAGCCAGCAATATCAAGTATTCGAATAATAGTATCCGCAAGCTCCACTTCAAGCATCTTCCTTGCAGGTAAGTGATCATCCATCAAATCCTTTCTTGCACCCTCGAGCGCCTCTGATAATTCTGAATGGCAAAGCGCAATCAATGTACCAATCTCGCGTGGCGTATCGTGCCATCCCATTTCTTTTGCTTGTCCGTGCAATTTCTTCTGTACGTTCTGAATTGCGAGAACGTCTGACATTGTTAAAGTATACTTACCCATTTATCCACTCCGGAGCTTGTCTGTTTTTCCAACTGTGCATTCTTGATTTTCCAAGTATATAATAGTTGCGATAATTTGTCAATGGATCGTTGCTAATTTTATATTCGTCAGCCATAGCAGATGGTATCTCAGTCCAGTCGTATTCTTTTAAACCATAAGGAGGAGACTGTAACATATAAGCTAGACTGCCTTGAAAACATTTATGTTTTTTACCGTAACGATATGTGTATTCGTCACCGAGAGCAAAGAAATGTTCTACAAGCCAGTTGTAGTTTTCTACTGACTCGCGACACCAAACAGCTGATGGATGATTGATATGTGTTGCGGAATATAAAACATCTTCGCGAG